GGATCTACTAAATCTTCTCTTGGATCTACATACTTTCTTCCGACTGATTTAGCAGATGCAGAATAGACTGTATCAATAATAATTTTAATTGCATTCCAAGCCGGAATTAATGGATTATTATTAGCATCTCTAAAAGTCCAAACAGGCTCATATGAAGTTTTTTCTGTTAGATCTGAGTTTACTCCATCAGGAACCTCTAGTAACCTTTCAAGAACATAACATGGAGGATTAATCCACTGTCTATACTTCGGAACTTCTCTAACTTCAGTAACTGAGCGAATTAAAAATCCCTCAGAAGTCCTATCCTCAAAAGTCCCATGCCTCTTCTCTAATTCATCATGAGAAAAGACTAGTCGCCAGTTAGGTCTATTATCTAGATAGCGTCCAAATAGNCTATCTAATCTAGCATTAATTGTTTCTATTTTCTCGATTATCATTGTCTTAAATTATGCGTTTAATTAAGGATATGCGCATCCCATCCTGATCTACTATGCTACCGTTTGAACATAGTATAAGTTAGTTCTAGGATCATAGTAGAGAGTTACTGGTCTATCAGCAACAGAAGTATAAGCTGCATGAATAGCCGCTACTGTTGCAGATGAAGTTCCTCCAGTATTGAACGCAGTTGCATAAGCTGACGTGAAAATAAACGTCAACTCATGATATCCAGAAACAGGCTTAACAATAGTAGTAATGGAAACTGTTCCAGTTACTCTTGTCAGTTTGCTTACTGGAGTGATTTCAGCAGCAGAGGCTAAAGTAGTCGGTCCCTGCTGTTGATTGATGCTCTGAATTGTCGAGAAATTCTGATGATTAAGGTCACTCATAATAATTCTCCTACTTTCTGAAAATGAATTGTTTTTCGTTTTGTTTTATATTCATGATTTCTAATCTTTCTACATTCTTTACATTGTCTACGCATTTCTCCAGTAGTTCTTCTAGACCAATATGTATTATCCTCTGTAAACTCGTGTCCATGAATACATTTTGTTACATCTGAAAAACGTCCTCTTGAACTACCAGACAACTGGGCATGTAAATTATTTTCTTTTACAGTCCCAATGAAAAGATGAGAAGGATTCCAACACATCTTGTTATTACAAGAGTGACAAACAAAATGTATTGAATCAGGGATATAATCATGGAATATTTGAGCCGATAATCTATGAACATAGTAGAATATTCCGTCTATTGTTACTTGTCCATAACCATCAGAATTAATCCCAAGATATTCCCAACAACCAGTAGAAGAATCAATAGATGTTCTACGTTGAAGAATATCTATCATCTTTTTGTAGATCACTATTAATTCTCCTACTTTTATAACAACTAACTTTCAGTATCCACTTGGAACTTGCAGGTTATCGATATATGCAGTTCCAGCAGGTGCAGTTACAAACGTCTGCATTCCTACAGTCATGTAGAAAATATCAGCCGCGGCAATTCCACCAGATGCACCACGAATAGGGAAGATATGCCTACCATCAGATCGATAAAATCCAATGGGAAGAATCTCCGCCCTGCCCCAAAGAGAATCAGTAACAAAATCAATTCTTGTCTGATCCCAATTGTAGCTAGTCCTAACCATCGCTCCTGCCATCTGCATGTTATCAAAATACATATTCAGGCTTTCTTCTTTAGCCTGCTTCTGTATAATTGTAACAAGTTGGCCTAATTCTTCATAAGCCTGCTTTTGGCAAGGATGACACCAAGCATTAGGATTGAAGTTATTATCAATACCAATACGATTACCCATTAAGTTAATAGCTAATCGTGGAGATGGTAGTGATAATGCAGCACTGCCTCCATTAACTCGATTTGATCGAATTTCTGGGGTAGTCGAACGTGCAAAGCCTAACCATGTTCCAGTAGAGGCATTACTGTGATGATATGGGATACCATAGAGAGCAGGAAGAGATGCTGGAGCGCTAATGCCATTAGTAACAAGGATATCAGTAGCCACTGCACCTGCAATCGCTGGAGTTACATCAACAGTTTTATTAGCAACATCTAATTCAGTGATAGTTCCAGAACCCCTAAGAGTTGCTAATGTAATATCGAATACTTGAACTGTCTGGCCAAATCGCATTAAGCGAACACCAAATCCATCAGTCGTGCAAGTATAAGTATCAACTCCACCAGCGGTAGCTACTGAAGTAATAGTTCCAATAGCACCAGATCCAGCTTGCATTAACTGAGAATCGATCTGACGACGAATCTCATCTAATGCAGTTGCAGTCATTCTCCTAACTGACTGTTCAACGGCCTTCCTAGAATTATCAGTAGACCATTCAGTAAGCTTAGTATATTCAAGTGCTTCCACCATGAATACACTATTCAATACTGCCTTATCCCAAGTAGGCCCACCACCTCGACCTAAATCACCACCATCAGGATTATAGTATCCGAAAGAACCACCAGGCCGAAGTTCAATAGGAACCCTCATCTGACGGTTAGATATTACTTCAGCCGGTCGCTTCTTGATAGTAGCATAGAACTTATCATCGCGCTCAAATGCCATTGCGACCTTTGGCAAAACGCGCTCAAGTTCAAGTCCTGCTACTTGACTTTCAGTTACAGCCATATTTCATCCCTCATTAATCAGACATAATAAAATCTTTAGTAGTCATATTCTTAGGAATTTCTTTAACATTTCCTCTTGTATTTAATGAGGTTGAGGATGACCTATTTGCTGGAATTGGCCCTTTCCTATCTTTAGAACCATTTTCAACTTTTCCGATTCCCTTTAATGCTTCATTCCTAGCATTTCGGATTATACTAGGAAGCAGTATTTTTGCCTTGCTCAAGTGGGCAGCTTTTATTCTATCCAGTGAGGAGCTGGAATATTTTGCCTCTTTAGCCGATTTCCATAGATTATTCATTATCTTCTTGAAAGAAGAATCCTTATTCAACGCACTTTCAACTTGCTCAAGAGCATCTCGAATAGCATTCTTTTTCACATAAGAAGACATTGAATCTTTAGGATCAATATTAGCATCGATGGTAGATTTAATAGTATTATTAACTCTAGTCTTTAGACTATCAGATGCAGTATTGAATTTTTCCTGTTCAAATTCTTCTCGTTCTTTCTTAATTCCTTCATCTTCCTTATCTTCACTTACTAATTTAGTAGGATTAGTAATCTCTTCTGAACCGAAAATGAATTCATTAATAATCTTAGCCGCAGCTTCTAAGTTCTCATTCTTATTTCGCTTACCTTCACTAGCAGCGCTTACTAGAGAATGCTTAAGAACATTACCGATAATATGAAGTCCAGTATTATTATCAATCTTAGAAATCGTTTGAAGCAGATTATCAGCAATTTTCTTAAAAACTTTAGAATCATTCTTATTAACTGTAGATAATAGAGTCTCTAAATTACCAGAAAAAATATCCTTCTCAAAATTATCTAAAGTCTGTGCCTTTTCAACTGCTTCCTTTGCATCATCAATAGTAGGAAGAATCTCAGAATACTGCTGGGCTTTATAATAAGCCGATTCAAGAGCAGGAAATTCCTTGAAAATTTTAGGATACTTAGCTAGAATTTCCTTCTTCCTAACAGGAACAATGATATCAGTATTAATTTCTTCTTCTTCAATTAACTCAAGTTCTTCTTTTTCTTCATCATCTTCTTCTTTAATTTCAATCTCATCTTCTTCCTTAGTTTTCTCCTCTTCTTTTTCAGTATCCTTAATAACTTCTTCATCCTTCTCTGAAGAAGTTTCATCCACTCCTTCACTTAATAAGTCTAAAATCTCAGCTGACTTATTCTCAACGCTAACACTACTGGACGATTTGTCTACTTCCATCACTTTCTCCTGATTGTGCTGCAACTTGTTTAGTAGGCATCTTCAACTTCTTTTCTGATTTTTCACCAGAACTAGAATCTGAATTACCCTGTGATGACTTAGAACCAGCAGCATTAGCTTGCATAGCCATCATTTGTTCTTGCTCTTGCATCATTCGTTGAGTAATAACAGCAATATGCTCCTTCATATGAAGTAATACATTAAGATAGCCTGGAGGATTCTCAGTCTTAGCTAATCTACCTGCATCAGAAATTAACCATGAACGACAAATACTAGCCTCGACTTCATGATTATCAACATCAGGATCAATTTCTACTGAAGGAACTTGAATTTCAGTAGGCATTCCAGTCATAGGGTCTAATGAAGGCTGAGAAATTGGCTGAGATGCGAGTAATAGTTGAATCTCCTCATACTGCTTTTGTCTATCATCTTCTCCTGGCATTACAAATTCATCAAGACCGAATGCTTCTTTAACAATAGGTAAGTTTTCTGGAGCAGATAGCGCTTCCATTACTCCAGGTAAATTAAGAGTGAATAGTTCCTTAATAATATCCCTTTTCTGCGCCCAAGTAATTGGTAATTGTTCACTAGCCTCTAATGTAACCTCTCCAATTTTACCTTGAAGTTCAGCTTTCCTAATATAAGTATTAAAGAAATTTCCACTTTTATCAGTCTCAACTACTCTCTCATCTTCAGCAACTTCACTAATATAATTAGGAATTACCTTACCAAAAATATCCTTCCACCAGAAGGTAAACATTTTCCAAGTATTCTGCAATCTCTGAAGCGCTTGGGATCTACTCATCGCATATTCAGAAGCAGTTTTAGATCCAGCAGAAGATTCTCCTCCGAAAAGTGATGGGAGCGCTCCTGAAGTGAGCTGACCTAAACCTTGAACCTGTTGTCCAAATGGCATTACTTCTTGACTTAATGTTGCAGTCTTAAGAGTAGTAAATGATTCTCCTATATTCTTATTAGCTGAAACGGGTTTAGTAGGATAAACCGAACCTGGAGTAGCCTCCTGTTGACGATAAGCATCAAAATCTAATACTTGAGGATCAGCAAAGGTTTGAGGAATTCCCTGCTCAATAGTCTGAAGAGTAAGAGATAGAAGATCATTAGTAATATCTTGAATGCTTACTAGAAGTAAACCGAGAGGATCAAATTGAATATAGTCACTTAATGGATTTACTAATAAAGTCCAACAATCATCTAAGTCTTCTTCTTCACATTCAGCATAGACATCATTGATAAATACTACTTTAACTCCCTTGCTAAATCTTTTCTTTAAATCATCAGTTTCTCTTTCATCTTTCAATACATTAAAAGCTGATGGCCTAAACCACCAATTTCTAACTGTTACCATGTCTTGAGGAAATTCTCCATTATATTGAGTGGAGAGTCTTCCCCATCTTTCATATGAATCATATCCTCCAGAACTAGGCTGGACTGTTGGGCCTAATTTATCTCTTAAATGAGGATAGCGCTCGATAACATTAGAATAATGAGTTTCATAGGAATAGCACAAGTAAGGCATATCCTCTTGCCTTCTTGCATAAGTTGGAGTCTTGACGAATAGTCCTCCATAAACTTCAATGAATTGCCGTGATTTAGGATTCTCTGTTACCCCTACTAGTGAACTTACGATAATTGAGGATTTTTCAATACTTGGATCTAGAATACTCCCACATTCGGGGCATTCTTTTTCCTCTATCATTCCAAGTTCGTTAACTGGATTATTCTCAATTACTTCATTCTCAATCTTATTATTACAAGTAGGACAATAATAACCGTTTACTTCTTCATCTTTATATTCGGGAGATTCGTAAGTTCCAAATTTTTTATCTTCTTTAGTATAATTATAAGCAAAAACTAATCCTTCAGTGCAGTAAATATAAAGAGCTTGAAGCCAAAGAAGTGGAGCATTATTATGCTTAGAGACTAATTCATAAATCTTATTACCTGCCTTAGCGGTGCTAATATCAAGAGGATTATCAGCATCATCAGGAATACATCTAACGGACGGAAGATTAATAGAAAGCGCTGCAATAATTGATTCTAGATAAGCTCTGAATACATTAACAGGCTTATCATAATAAGCAGCATCGTTAGTATCAGACTGAGCTGCTGCATCATCCCAGACTCTCCAATCTCCNGAAGAAGTNTCCCACCAAACTCGCTGAAATCCATTCCANTATAANTTNAGCTTTTTATAAAGTCTAATCTGTCTTTCACGAACAGACTGATCTTCTCTATCGAATGAATCGATGATAGTCTTTAATTGCCGTTGAATTTCTTCCGGAACTTCTTTCAATTTTCTTTAATCTCTAATTCTTCTTCTAGTTTATGAGTAAGTAATTCCTGTTCCTTAATAATCCTAGCATTCTCAATCGATTCGTTTTCCAGTAAAGACTTTCTCATTCTCCAAGGTAAAGTCTTAGGAATAATAGGAGCAATTACTCTAGGATTAGATTGAATAGTTTCAGGTTTGACAAAATCTATGATTGTATTTAATAATCTTTCTCTTTCTTCATTAGCAAGCTTAAGCTGAATAGTTAAAGTCTCACATGACTTACAATCATTAAGTCCAAAGTAATGATAGAATAATCTAAACATGCCTTCTCCTTAATGCACTTCTTCTAACTACTCCAAAGGTCTTATTCTTCTCTTCTAATTTTTCCATTTGCATATAGAAAGATGTTTGGTCTTGGGTCTGATTTAACTTCTGAACCGCCTCATTTATCTTCTGTAGGTGAACAAGTTCAGTATTCATCCCATTCATATATTGATTAGCTGCTCTACATAAATAGTTCAGATTATCAATTGGATCATCCCCAACGAATTCTTTAATATCTTCAGGATTCTTCTCATCATGAACTACTACTGGAATAGTATCAATAACAATCTGACAAGTATTAAAGAATTGAATTCTTGGTAAATTATCCTGTTTAGGCTCATCAAGAAATGAACTCTTATATCTAGCTAATCCTTCCATTCCATGAAGCCTGAAAATAAGATTAGCCTTATCTAAATCATAGAATTCTTCTCTCGATCTTAATAGAGTCTTCTGCTCCCATCGCATAAAATCATGAATTAATTGAAGTCCAGCAATTCGAGATCCTGGATTATTCTGAGAACTTGTTGGAATAATTCCTGAATATCTCTTAAATTGTTCTGCAATAGTCTCCAATCCTCTATCCTGCCAAGCAGAACCGCACATAATACAATGAATTATGGATTCATCCCTCGAAAGTTCTCTAATCTCTGAAGCCCAATAAGGAAGGTCTTTTCCCAACCAACCTCTTTCTCTGTAAACGTAGAGTCGATTATCAGGGGAAATAGCTGCCCACATGGCGTGACACATTGCTCGCTTTCCCCAATCGATACTAAGGATTCTAGGCCACCATTCCGGAACTGTGAAAGGTTCAATAACATGAAGTGCATTTTCAGGTTCCCCAGGGAATCGAAAAGAACGGAATTCTGGAAACACTGATCCTTCAAAAGCGTGCCAGTCTCCATATTTTTTAGCTTTCTTTTCATTTTCAGGAAGCATTTCTAGCTTCATTAAATATTGAGGATCGTAAGACATTCCATAAGGATTATCTTGAGGAAGACAAGGAATATAAGTTCGTAAAAGACCCGTATGTTTATCCTTTAGAATCTTATAACCTTCTTCACAAGGCTTAACAAATCTATTATAAACAAAAGATTGACCTACTCCACCAGGATTAGTTCCACTTCTAGCAATCGCAATATTAAATCCCGAAGATGGCCTAACTCTAGAGCCTACCATATAAATATACATTTGCTCTTCAAAGTGAGTTAATTCATCGAAGGCGCAATAATTATACTGGGCTGTGTCATACTGTCTTTTAACATCAGCCATATGTTGAATATGACCGAAGTCAAGATAAGTCCCATACTCTTCCCAATGCCAGCTATGCTTAGTCTGATTATACTTAGCTCCTGTAAGAGGATAGTATTCATGACTTAATCTAATTACTTCCCTTTCAAGGTCCGGGAAATTTCTTCTAAGAAGGATTCCTTTGAATCCCCTGAATTTATAGAATCCTCTAATAAGGGGATAAAGCGTGAGTAAGAATGATTTCCCCCCATATGCCGCACCTCCATATAATGCTTCAAATACAGAATCTGGAATTGATAGAAAATCATTTTGTCGATCATGGGGTTTGATTTCTTTGATAAAATCATTCCCAGGATCTCCCATCTGAATATTCATTAAGAATTAGGTAATACTGTTACTGGTTCTTTAGTAATTA